ATGAGTGGTGGGTTCACAATTTATTTGGTGGGTTACAATACCCCTATGTGAGCCTTGAAACTTACGAAATGCCTATGGTGTACATTGTGCGGCCCATGCAAATGGACTACACGTGTGCTATCGTCATGGGCATTGGATCGCTAATCTTTCTGTACAGTCTGTACGACACGGTATGTTATTGCCACAAGGTCGTTAGAATAGACGTAGGTGAAAGCAGGTGCGTAGTGGTAATCATCCCCAATGGATGTTACCATGGTCTAGCAGCCACACTCCGACCATTTCTTGCGGACAGACGGCTCGACAGAAGGCAACCTACACATGCTAAGGACTCAAAAGGTTTCTCTCTCGTAATGGAGAGACGCCTGAGTCCTGATCCTGGGTACAGTGTTGCTTTCTACGGGCAGACTAGTTCGCACTTTGTGTCGGACGCTGCCGTGTCACATGCAAGATGCTGTGCCACGACCAAACACGCACCTTCCCTAGCTGGCGTCAAGATGGCAGCAGGAAGCGAGTCCCTTGAGCTCTCAAGAATACAGGCAAGCTTCGCCGCAGAAATGGCGTTGCTCGACTTGCCTTTAGACGCCTACAGCAATCATATGGACCTCGGTTTCAAACCCGTGACCACCATTGTGCGCCGAGATGTCGACAAAGAGACCAAGAAAGTAATGTTGAACCACTTCATGCCACCGATCATTGAAGGTGCTGCCCATGTCCACTCCAAGGGACTGGCAGCAGCCGAAGACCTGGTTAAAAGAAGACTCAAGATACCACACGACAAGGTGAAAGATGTCAAGTTCACCCCAGAGATTATCACATATGTACAGGAATTTGCTGCAGCTGTGAAGAAAGAAACTGGAGGTAATTTTGAACCTGTCGATGAATCTGAGTACATTGAAACAAGAAAAACCAAGCAGCTCCTCAAGTTTGAGCCTGTGCTAAATCTTTACGATATTGCCGATACCGAAGACCGTGAGGGCCACATGAAGACTGAAAACTTCACGGACCCAAGCAAAGCTGGTAGAGGCATCACTGGTTTCCCCGCCTCAAGCCAGGCGACGGGAGGCAGGATCGCTTTAGGTTATGCCAAAGGACTCAAAGGATGCAGCTGGGTTGGATGTGGGAAAAATCCCAAAGAAACTAGCGAGCAAGTTGTATCGGTCTGTGTAGGAGCAGAATCGATCACAGAAACGGA